ACTTTTGCACGTAGCGCACAGGTGTCGACTACTCACCGCTTATAGCTTAGTTTTCGTACATTGGCACCTCAAATTGAAACCTAAAACCTCAATGTTTACCTGAACATCAGGTTTTCTGGAGGGTTGATTAAATAGGATTTAATCAATTTAAAATATATTTCGTACGTCCTGAATTTGCCTCCAAGGTACGCCTAGTTATTATCCCTAATAACCGTCGGTTTGATATAATTGACCCATTTTGAGGTTCATCCATACGATTAGATGAAATATATTTTATAATAGACCTGTTTCAATATTTGATTGTGTGTCTCACAATATATAATATTGTTGCTAATAATCACTGCAGATTGCACACTCCGTGACTGTGTGGCGACATGTATATCCTGTACTTGTAAGAAGAGAGAACCATCCTCTTATTTTCCACTGACATCATCAATCGATCTGACTCTAGAAAATTTACTTTATTAATAATGATGAACTACGTATACTTAATTGAATACTAGCTAATGTTCTCAAACTTAACATTTGATCACGATTAGTTAACCATTTGTTTACATATCCATACAATTGTCCAACTGCTACATCACTCATGCCAAAAATACGAAATGGTAAAATATCTGTCGCAGGTGGTGGTACATGTTTTATACCAATATAAAATTTAGCTGAAGTTGCTTTAACGTATTCCAACCATTGAGAAAAGGTTGGCCACAAAGTGTGAGTATATTCAACTAAACTTTGCCCTGCAATAACAGATGCAAATCTAGCATGTTTAACGATGGTATTGATCTTCCAGAATTTAAAATAATTTACAATCATAGGATAAGTTTTTGCTTCTTTTATTAGCCCTTTAATCTTAGTAACACTATGTTCATATCTAGGTTTAAAAGTTACTGTCATTATATTTGGTGTTAAACCAAATCCTCCAAATATATTTGGAGTGTGTAACCAGGTATGTGTCATATTCTTAGTCCATTGAAACTTAATACTACAAAAATTTGTTATGTCTGCATACATACGTTTAATTAAAGCTCTAGTTCCACTCATAAAAGGCAGAACTCTATCTACATATTCCTTCCAAGTTGAAGATAATTCCTGAAGCTTAGCAACAGGGTCATTATTTTCAAAATTTGGATATTTCCAGATTAAACTACTATATGCTCTAGCAGGATATTGAAATACTTCATCTTTTGTTACGATCATTTTCAATATTTCTGTTTCATTTGGATTAAACCAATTTTTTGTCTTATTAGCTTTCATTCCTGTTGTATTCTCTAAAGTTTCACTCATACTATTTAAATTAGGCTCTTCTAACTTTGTAGCAATACAACTATCATCACCTTGACCTATCACTGAACGGTATTTGCTTTGATCCAGGAAACTTGTAGCAACTAAATTAAATAATGTATCACAAAAAGCAGTAGCATAAAATCCTGAAGGCATTCCATGTGTCCATTTTCCTAATAATTTTCCATCTACATCATAAACATTTATATTATTCAAACAAACACGCCATATTTCTATAAGTTCGACATCATCAGGTAACCACTGTTTTAATACATTGAAGAAAGCGACCCACAGTTCTGGTGCTATATGATAATCAAATGCATCAAAATCTAAAGGAATAACTCCTATTCCACGTTTGAGCATATCCATAATATTTTGCACCTTTGCCATAGGTTGTTGATACTGTCCAAATCTTGCATCTAAACCTTTACAATACGCGAGTAACTTATCTATTAAATATTTTTGCACTAAATATAGCCCCAAAGGAGCATTACACACATATCGACCTTTTGTCCCTTTTTCATCTGGTTTTACAAAGAAACGAAGACCTTCCGCCAATATCTTTTTCAATGAAGAAATATCTAATAGCTGTTTTATTGTTAAACTTAATGCACTTGCAAATTTAGTTTTAACTTTATCGCCATTAATAACCATATTAGTATGTTTAGATGAACCATTATTTTGCCATGTCCAACGCATATTTACCCAGTTATAGTAAGTAGGAAACTCACTAATAAAAGGTTGACCCAATAGTATAGCAATCTTGGATTCAATTTCTGATACATTAATGTTTGGAAACTCAACCCCAGAAACTAACCAATGTGTTGGATTATCTTTAAAAGTACGCGCAGATAACTTTGGGTAACCAATTAATGTACCAAGATCTATATAACATATCCAATCTTGTGTTAAATAACGACTATTTAGTTTAAACTCAGTGTTAATAAAACTATTAAACTTCGATAGTTCAGAAGCTGAAAATCTATTAATAATACGACCAATAGTTTTAGGACGTATACCACAAATATCCGCAAAATATTCATGATATATTTCATCCATTGTTTGGTGTAAATGTGTACGTTTTACTCCTACTAATAGTTTTTCATCAAAAGGCTTCCTTTTAAGTATAGACTTTGCTGATTTAAAATGAAGCTTCTTCCTAATAAAGAAATCTAGTTTCTCCACAAAATATTGATTAGCTGGAATTTCGCTGAGTGGAACAGGAAATTCTTTGGCTTTTTGGAATTGGTTCTTATTTCTCAGAACTCGGATTCCCATAACCTACAACTTTAGGTCTAGGAATTGTAGTACTATCAAACTTAACCTTGCCAATTTTCTTGGAAACAATCAATTCTAAAGCAGTTTTTGTTTTACTAAAAGATTGAACGCCAAATAGAACTAATTCAATAATATTGCCATAATATGCTTCGTATAAAGTTCTAGGTGACATAAAATTCAACAAAACACTACTCCAAGGACCATTTAAAGAATTAATACCAATTGTATTAGCATCAAAGAAGAAATTACT